TATCTCTCTCGGAGCCTCGCACTTCACTACTGGAGGCGAGGCTCTTTTTAAATACCAAAAGAATATGGCAACAATAAAGGGACAGAATCTTCGAATAATGGCAGCTCTGCCTAACGAAACGACTCGCTGCATAGCTGCGGCGACAAGCTGTGTATGTCATCTCGCACTCGTAACCCAGGAAGATAATACCAAAGATACCGACGATGATTGGATTCGCACAGAACCAGTTGGTCTCAACTGGGATGTACAAGTGGAAGCCTTGGTAGTAGATGCCGACGATGAGTATTATCGCGAAGGCGCAATCGCTGCTGATGAACTCCAGGTAGGACGTGAATACGACCTCGAATTCATTCGAACACTCGGTGCCGCCGGAGAAAAGAACCGCGATGTATCTGTACAAGGCCATCACTACAATGGACGTGCGACACTGAGCGACATTCAATTCACATCACCTAACGGCGACCTATCTGTAGCAAGAGCGCAATTCACCGGCGTAGGCCCAATCAACGATGAATATAATCCAGGAACTTAACATTTATGACTATGAACGAGAAGAAAATCAAAATTGCAGGCAAAGAAGCCAAACTCCTTTACTGCTTTCAAACTGAAATCGCTTACCACGACATAACAGGCGAAGAGCTTAATACATTCATGAACTCTACCATCAAGGATGCAAAAGACAACAAAACACCTGATGGAAAAAAAGTCGCATGTGCTATCGTCGCTGCCAACATCGCGTCCAGCGAATACGAGGGAGTCGAGCAAACCCTTACCATAAAAGACATTCTCCACAAGGCTAATGCAGCAGAGATACTGCAGGCTTTTGCCGCTATATTAGAACTCTTCATCAAGTTTTACCAAATACCAGTTGAAGAAGCCAATGAAGACAGCAAGAAAGGAGGTAAAGCTAAGCCAAAAAAATCTTAACCACCTACGACATATACGAACTGCTCGTAGGTGAAGTCGGTATCTCACGCAGAGAGTTCCTTTTCGAGATTCAGGCATGGGAGGCAGACCGCATCATCAGAGGCTACAGAAAGCGCGACCGCTTGACATATCAGCTACTCCGACTCACAGCTTACTCATCCTTCTTCAGCTTCAGAAAAAATGAGAAACAGCTAACACCTGAACAGTGGCTCCCATTTTCCTTCGACGAGCACCAGGATGAAGACGATGAAGAAGAATCCAACATCCCATCACTCGAAGAGGTAGAACGGATAAAAGAAGAGATCAGACGAATCAATGAATCTAATGGAATAAAGTAACG